AACAAAAGCAATGCCCGGCGGCGGAAAAATCTTTATCCGCCCCGAAGTCACAACCCATACTTCAATGGCCGTTCAATCGGCAGAAAACGCCGCACTTCAGGCCGGCACATTTGTTGTGTTCAACAATCAGGTTACGAAAAACACCTATGGCGGATACGTCACAATTTCGGAACAAGATCTTGATTGGACAGACCCAAACATTCTCAACCTTGTGTTGGACGACATGGGCCGCATTTATGCAAATCAAACCGACGACGTAGCGGCCGACGCATTGGTTGCCGGCGCAACAACTACACAAAACTTTGCTAGTGCCGATCTTGACAACCCCGAAGTTTGGGTTGCCGAAATTGCCGAAGCCGCTTCAACAATTTTGACAGCTTCTAACGGCAACTTGCCAACACACTTGTTCATGGCACCGGCACAATGGCGTTCACTTCTTGCGCTTAGCGATACAGCGAACCGCCCATTGTTCCCACAAATCGGCCCAATGAACGCATTTGGTGATTTGGCACCGGGACAGTACGACGGAACCGCGTTCGGTTTGAAAGTCGTCGTTGACCGCAACTTTGCAAGTAGCACATTGATTTTGGGCGATCCTTCAGGATTTGAAATCTTTGAAACACCTAAGGGTGCAATCAGTATTGACAACCCTTCTACGTTGTCACGCACACTTGCATTCCGCGGATACTTTGCAACATTGATGATTGACCCATCAAAGTTCGTCAAGTTCTTGTTCGTCTAATCCAAGTACTGCTAACGAAAGGGATATTGCAAAATGGCCGCGTTCACACTTACGCACACGCAACGCAAAGACGACGTGGCTATTTTGCAAACCCTTGAACCAACCGAAGTTTCAATTGGTCAATCAATAACCGTCACCGGCAACGCGGCCTTCAATGGAACCTATGTTGTTTATGCGGTTCCCCAATACTTGTTCATAGGCGTTGACGAATACGGCGATTATCTTTTTGATTACGACGTAATCATTTTGAACCAACTATTAGTGAACCAAATCGGGACAGATTCGGAACGGCAAGCCGCAACCGGAACAGTTACGCACACCCAAACTTGCACATGGATTACAAACCAAAACGTGTTGGATTTTTTGGGCATTTCAACAGCTACCGCAAATGACACGGCCTTTGTTACTGCTTGCACGGCGGCAAGTAACAGTTGGGGATTCCGTAAGCGCGTCGAGGCGGGATACCACGACGGGCTTACGAATTCACCAAACAGCGCCGCCACTCTCGCGCTAACAATTTATGCGGCAAGCCTTTACCGGCAACGCGGAAGTGTCGATTCCTTTCAATCCTTCGAAGCCATGGGCACCGGCGCGCCGATTGGATCAATGGGCGAAATTATGCGGTTGCTAGGCGTTAACCGTAGTCAGGTGGCCTAATGGCCGCCACCGGGTTTCTAGCAGAATCACAAGCCGCCCTTGCTTCGCGTTTAGCGGCGCTAGGAATTGTGACCGTGACCGATTCGCGCAATGCAAGACCAATGACGGTTTTAATTGAACCCCCATCATTTACGTCATTCACTTACAACGTTGCGAAAGTAACGTTCACATTGCGCGTATTGGCGGCACCACCCGGCAACCAAGACGCGGTTGATTACCTCTACACAACTTGCGACACAATTATTGACACACCAACCATTGATGTTTTGGAAGGCCGCCCAAGCTTGACAAACATTGGTGGCCAAGAAATCCCCTCATATGACCTAACCGTAGCCGTGGCAACACAACGGCGATAAGAGAAAGACAACCAATGGCAACCACCACTTTTCTAGGCAATGCAACAATCAACATTTCAGTTGGGGCCACCCCGACCGTTTACGACGTTTCCGACCAATGCACAAAATGCGAAGTGATGGTTGGCTACGACTATTTAGAATCAACCGCATTTGGCGACACCGGCCACCGCGCGGTTCAGGGTTTGCAAACCGTAGCCGTCAACATGGATTTGTTTCTTTCATACGGCGCCGGCGAAGTTGAAACAATGCTTGCCGCAATCCAAACCGCCGGCAGTTGTTCAATCACCGTTTCGCCTTCAGGAACTACAGAATCGGCTTCAAATCCCGAATTTGTACTTTCCAATTTAACGCTTGAAAACAACCCGGCCATCATGTCAACCGTGGGCGAATTGGCCGTTGCTTCCCTGTCGTTTACTAACGGCACATGGGTTCGAGACATCACCAACCCATAAATAAACCCTTTACCGTGCAAAGGAACAAATGAAATTATCAATCAATATCAACACCGGGGAAAACGATTATGTCGTTGAAACCAACTTGTTTCACATAGTGCAACTAGAACGAAAATTTAAGGTTAAAGCTTCGGATCTTGCAACGGGAATTTCAATTGAACAGTTGGGATTCCTTGCACATGAAGCTTCGAAAACGGGTGGGTTTCCCACCCCGCTTCAACTAGATGATTTTCTCAAAAAGCTTGTGAAACTAGAAGTGATAGATAGCGATAACGCAAACCCCACCAACGGGGATCAATAAGCCGATCATTGGCGGAAATCCTGATCGAAACCGGCTATTGGCCCCCGGAAATAAGTTTTACAATCCAAGATTTGAACACCGCAATTGATGTTCTTAACAAGCAAAGAAAGGCCCAACAATGACCGTTCAAACGAACATTGAAATTGTGGGCCTGAAAGACGCGTTAAAGAACTTGAACAAACTTGAACCGTCATTGCGGCGCGGCATAACCAAGGAATACAAAGAAATCGTTTCCCCGGTTGTTCAGGAAGCAAAAGCCAACATTCCCAAACTTCCGTTGTCGGGTTGGCAGTATTCATGGACAACCAAAAGCGGTTTCAAAATGTTGCCATGGGATTCGAACAAAGCAAACAAACTTGTTAAGGCCGGCGTATCCGGGAAAAAGGTTAAAGAATTTCAAGGCCGCACAAGCAACCTTGCCGTGTTCTTCATTCGTTGGTCGGGAATGGTTGACACCATTTTTGACATGGGCCGCAACGGCATAATGTCACGTAACCTTTCCGCCAAATGGGGCAAGCCTTCGCGCGTCATGTGGCCGGCATATGAGAAACACAAAAACGAAGTTGAAGGCGCGGTTGAATCTTTAGCATTCGAAGCAATGCGAACCGCCGATCGATTGATGAAGGGTAAATAATCCGTGGCTATAACCATTCCAATCATTACCGAATTTGCCGGGGCAGGCATTGACAAGGCCGTTCAACAATTCAAACAGCTTGAAACCACCGGCGAAAAAGCACAATTTGCTATTAAGAAAGCCGCGGTTCCGGCCGCCGCCGCCCTTGTTGGTTTAGGTGCCGCCGCGGTTGATTTCACCAAGGCCGCCATTGAAGATCAGGCCGCACAAGAACAATTGGCGCGCAACATTCGAGGCGTCACCACCGCAACAGACAAGGCGCTAGCCAAAAACGAACAATGGCTTTCTAGTCTTTCCATGGCGACCGCCACGGCAGATGATGACCTTCGCCCGGCATTAGCCAAACTTGTTATTGGCACCGAAGATTTAGGGCAAGCACAAGACGGCCTTCAATTAGCGTTGGACATTTCGGCCGGCACCGGGAAGGATCTAGCGACCGTTTCCGACGCCCTATCGAAAGCTTACGCCGGCAATGACAAAGGCTTAAAAGCGTTAGATCCGCGCATGAAAACCCTATTGAAAAACGGGTTAGACGTTGAAGGCGCCATGTCGGTTTTGGCCGATACTTTCGGGGGTGACGCGGCCGCCGCCGCCAACACAGCGGAAGGCCAATTCAAGAAGCTTGGAATTGGACTAAACGAAACAAAAGAATCAATTGGCGCGGCCCTACTTCCGGCCATTGAAAAAGTGTTGCCGTTCATTAACCAACTAGGCCAATGGGCACAAAACAACACCGGCGTTTTCTTAGCGGTTGGCGGAACTATCGCCGGCATTGCTACCGCCATTCTTGCCGTCAATTTTGCAATGAAGGCGTGGACAGCGGCCACAACCGCGTTCACAGCCGTTCAAGCGGCGTTTAACGCCGTCATGGCATTGAACCCGATCTTTTTATTAGTTGTC